GATGGTCATAGATCGGGCTAATTTGGTTAATCAATTGACGCCTTTGACAAATGATACGAAGAAAAATTTATGGACAAGGATAAAAGAATTGACAGGATGGATGAATTCGAAGAGTGAATTAAATACGACAGTGAGAAAGAATCGTTTATATACAAAATAAAATATTAAAAAATAAAATATTAAAAAATAACATAATTTTAAATCCTCAAAAAGGATATAAAATTCACATACATTCTCAAGGTCTTATATGAAGGTCTATCCATTTTGAGACCATTTATATTTACATTGAGTGCACTGTGCCATTGTCGTCGTGGGTTCATCAGCAGATCGTGTTTGTACAGCTACTGAAAATACTTTAAAACTTTTGCATTTTGGACATTGTACTACTCCTTCTTCAACTTCAAAAGGATTTAATATGTAATCATCTTGTTCTTGTTGAACTTTTTTATATTTTTGAAACTTTTTGTGATTCCACCCTAGCTTGTTTTGTAATATAACAGTTTTAACATATTCTTCAGGAATTTCATCTTGAGTTCCGAAAGATTTCCATTCATCTGATGATAAGTCTTCGTATATTTGACTCATTAGCCATTCTTCGTTTTCGTTCATATTTGAACTCATTTTTTTTATTAAGTCAACAATTCTTGGATTGTCTATTTTTGGCATACTTTGCATATTGTGTATTTATTTTGAAAATGAAAAATCAATTATTATTTTAGATAGCAAATGTACATTATAATAATTTGTTTTGAGTTGTCAATTTAAGTATAATAACATTTCTTTTATAAAACATGAATGATACATTGAAAGACTTTTTGGAACAATATTTTAATTCATTTGACCCTGATTGTCTCGAACGGGTGTTATATCTTCTTGAAGAAGGTGAATACGACGAACAAGCCGTGCGTGAAATATTCAATTACCAATCATCCAGAACTGGCGACTTGTTTATAAAACGACATGAGATTGATTACTTCAGACACATCTTCATGTTATGTGCCATTACAATCTTTATAGATGTGGACGGAAATGATCTCTTTCTGACACCACTTCTCAAGAGTGTTGGAACTGACGCGTTCAACGCTCAATTTCACGACATCTTCGAGGTAGTGCTTCCTAACATTTTCAAACTATACAATTTGGAAAACATCCCTCGCGACGAATCAAAAAATATTTTTGAATATAGCGAAACCATCAGAACTTCTATGGCGTTTCTCATCATCTACGCTGCTACACGTCTCGAAGACGTGAAAGCCATTAATAAGGTGTTTGAACATTTCGACTTCTTGATAATAGAACCATCATTCCCATCCAACATTAAAGGGTCTGTTAAAGAACTTGGCCTCGGACTTCTACGTTCTCGTTACGAGCTGGGTCGTGGAAAGATGTTCTTCACCAAAAAGATTGTAGAATCACACTTTGACGAATTGATGAAAGAAGACATTATCGACTACAGGTTTTTCTTGGCCTACTACAGGTGGGAAGAAGATGCCGAAGACGCGGACGGCATTTTCAACGAAGACTACGACACTTTGGAGTTGTTGTACACAGATCCTGAATTCTCAGATCTTATCAAACACAGATATGTAGACAAATACATTCGCGTAAAAATGCAAAAGTATATACCTTGGTATCTTATACACATCCTATCAACTACACAACTAGTAGGATTGTACGTCAAATATGCCAAGAGTATAAGAGTCGAATTCGCATGCCACCCCCATTCTTTTAAAACGCGGATCTTACGTTGGTTTTTAAACAAATCTCCTGAAAACCTAAATACTATCAGATGGTTAGCAAAATAATGATTTATAAAAAGTGTCACCTTTTTTAAAAATGATTACATTTATCTTGTTGTCTACATTAATACATCTGTCAAACTCCCAATCACTTTGGACCGGAGAATCAGAGATTATGATCAAAAAACCAGACGTAACAACTGCATGCCAACACAGGTGTTATGAATTCGATAACTCTGTTCAATCAAGCACCATTGTGAAGTCAAGAAACATTTGCAAATGTTTCTACACTTGTAAAACATGTACTACCAAATACCAGTGCTTCAATCTGTGTTCTGAAGACGAGCGGTTAGAAGGGGCATCCCGGGATGTTTGCAACTTTATCGACAACGTCTGCTACACCTATAAATACGTGAAAGAATAATATTAAAAATGTTAATTACGATTAAAGAAGAAAATAATGATTTTATATCATTTTTTTTATATTTATAACTCACTGAGTTATAAATAATTTAATAAATTAAATCATTTGTCTTTGTCTTTTTTAATTTTGAGTTTTTGTTGTTGAATGATATCGCTTGTTTTATTTAATAATTCTTTTGTAAATTCTTCATCATCAATGCCTTTGCGTTTGTATAATAAATCTCTTACTCGTTGTTCATATTCTTTCTTTGTTAAATTAATTTTTTTATCTTGATTGCTGATTGAAATAAATGTATCTTCGTCAATTCTTACTCCAATTTCATTTTTTTCATTGAGATAACTTTTAATTTCTCTAACAAATTCTTTTTCTTGTTTTCGTAGCTGATTCAACTGATTCAACTGTTCTGTGATTCGTTTTTTAGTTTGAAGAAACGCATCAATGGTTTTTTGAATTGTAGCCATTTTTCATGTTCTTTCAACTATTTAAACCGATTTTAATTTTTATAATCATTCATTTGCTTGTGTTTCATATCGAATTTTATACTTCAATATTTTTATTATTCATAACTTTTTTGAAACAATTTGTGCATAATTGATGTGATATTTTAATGTAATTGGTCATTTTATTTTGATAACCCTTTCGTAACTGTCTATTCTCTGCTTCAAGTGATTGAATTTTGATTTTTAAAGTATTTATTTCGATCCGCTGCGCTTCGCGCTGTGCTAAATTTTGGTCGAAAAATGGCATTTTATATTTTTGTAACTGTTACTTTAGAGCAGTATCTGAATTTAAATTAAGAATTGATTAACTAAATTTTTTAGTCACAAAATTTAAAAATCTTCATCAAATGTAATTTTATCTTTGAATTTTTGAAGAACTCCAGCTTTTTGATAATCTCCTACTCTTTTTTCGAAGAAATTGGTTTTGCCTTCTAAACTTATCATTTCCATAAAATCAAATGGATTTTGTGAATTAAATTCTTTTTCACAGTGCAATTGCATCAACAATCGATCAGTCACAAATTCAAGATATTGTATCATGAGATTTGAATTCATACCAAGTAGTTTTGCTGGTAAAGCTTCTGTTATGAAAGATCTTTCAATTGTTAATGCGCTGAGCAATATTTGTTTAATTCTATCACAACTAATTTTATATTTTATGTGATTGTTGTACAAATTTATTGCAAAATCGCAATGAAGGGCCTCGTCTCTTGAAATAAGTTCATTTGAAAAAGTTAAACCAGGCATGAGACCTCTTTTTTTTAACCAAAATATTGAACAAAAAGATCCTGAAAAAAAGATCCCTTCCACTGCTACAAATGCTATTAATCTTTCGGCAAACGATGCATTTTTGGAATCTGCGTCTACGGAATCTGCGTCTACGGAATCTGCGTCTACGGCGCCTGCGCTTCGCGTTGTCCAATTTAGAGCCCAATCGGCCTTATCCTTAATAGCGGGAAAATTTTCAACTGCTCTGAAAAGAGTTTGTTGTTCGTCTCTATCTTTTACATATGTTTCAATTAATAATTTGTAAGTTTCGCTGTGAATTGTTTCCATTGCTTGTTGAAATGAATAGAATGCTCTAGCTTCTGGATATTGGACTTCGTTGTAAAAATTCATAGCCAAATTTTCATTTACTATCCCATCACTCGCTGCAAAAAAAGCCAACACGTGTTTTATAAAATATTTTTCATCACAATTTAATTTATTCTGCCAATCATTCATATCTCCTGAAAAGTCAATTTCTTGAGGTACCCAAAATGATGCTTTATGTTTTTGATAAAAATCGTCAAGATCTTTATAATCAGTTGTTAATACAAATCGATTACTATTTTCGATCAGAATTGGTTCCATCTTCCTTTTTTAATATAATTTTTTATTCTCTAACATGTTTTTTAAAAAAATTAGACAAAACACGATCTGCTGATATCTCAAGTACGCTCACGAGAATGGATGCGAATGAATAAGTGGTCTTTGGACTGTAAATTTTAACACACAAACGTGTGATAAAATGATTTCAAACGAAATATTAGAAAGAAATGTCATCATGAAACAATTTTCTATCAACAGAACAGACTATTGTTCTTTAATGTATTGGAAATCTTTTTCAAGTTCATTGTCTGTTTCTTTCATTATTAAATTTATAAGAATATTTGAAAACGGTGTTTTATCAACGCATTTTTTTTCATTTGAGACATTATCGTTTGATTTAACTCTAAATACTACTTTAATCTGTTTATCAATTAATGTTTTGTATGTTTTTGTCTTTTTGAAAGCCGCAATGTCTTTTATTTCACCTTCGAGTGATAATTTGTTATTTTTTGTGATTTGATCTAATTTTATATTTTTTTCAATTGAATTAAGTTGTTCGTATATAATTGATTTTTTTTCAAGACCGATGTCAATTTTTATTTCAGATAACTCACCATTATCTGAAAATGAAATCAGTGACAATCCTTGATTGTCGTTACCAAAAGAATGATTTATTACGGATCCCGGATAAAGTATATTTTTTTGTACATTTTGTCTCTCATGAATATGACCTGATATAAACATTGGCCATTGTAATTCCCATTCATCTCCTTCTATTGATTGTATAGGTCCCATTTTACAATTTTTCATTTCTTGATGGGCAAATATACAAACACATTTTTTCCAATTAAATTTTTTATCTGATAGAGTCAAAGCATCTATAAAACGTCCTACTGGTACATATGGCATGAATAAATATTTTCCGTTGTCGTCGTAATACATAGGTTTATCGACAATGTAAATATTAGACCATTCTTTTAATCCATTCATCCAGTGATTAGAAGTCAAAAACTGTTGATTGTTGATGTAATCATGATTTCCTACTAACACATAAACTGGAGCTTTGAGTCTGCATATTTGTATGAAATTATAAGCTTTGTTTAGTAATTGAGTGTTAATTTTTTCATGAGTGTCTAAAACATCTCCAGCAATAACTATGAAAGTTATACGCTCTTTCAATTCAAGAATTTTGTTCTCTAAAATTTCAACTTCTTTGAGATTGTTGAATTTTATATGAATATCACCAATAAATAATATTTGTTCCATTTTTTAAATTTTTTACAATAAATATTGTTTCTAAAAATCAAATTTTAATCAAATTCAAAAAACGCAATTTAGACGTATTGTACATTTCTTTGGGTGGTTTGAAAAATTATCTTTTATCTGTTCTAAAAAATTACGAAATAATAGGATCTCGCATATATTTCATTAATCCTTCTTCATCGTCTGGAATATTTGCATTTTTGCGAGCTGTCATGTATTTTTCCATATAACTTTCTTCATATTCGGGATTTTTTGATTTCATATCAATCAACCATTTGACACAATTATTTTTGAGATTGATGCATTCTTTTATTTTATTTTCATGAGAAGCTATTTCATTTTTTAAAGCAGCAAGTTTCACACGATTGGTTATATAATTTTCTTCTTCTTTAGCAAACGGATCCATTGTTACATCCTGCATCAATTCATCTTGTTGTTGTTTTAACTCATTCATCTCTTTTTGATCTTTACGTCTCTTTTCTCTCACATTTTGACTTATTGTGTGTTCGGTTTGATTTTGAAGATCTACTTCATTCAACTCATTTGAAAACCCTTCAGTAACTAATGGAAATGGTGTACCAATGATGCAAGTAAATATTGAGTTTGTAGAGTCGACGTCTTTAATAAGTTCTTCAGCTTTTTGTTCGGCTTCGAGTTGTGTGAAGAACGAACCTCTGATTTTTGCAACGCCTTTAATAACTTGTTTTCTAGATTGTAATTCGTGAAGTTTTTCTAATTGTAAATTTGTTAGAGTTGTTTTAATTTCATCCAAAAAATTTGACATTTCATGATCTGGTAATTCAATGTAAGAAAAAAGAGCAAATCTGGGCTCACCTGCTTTTTGAGGATCTATAAATTTTCGATTAATTTTTGGAAAATGATCTATATTTTTGAATAAAACTCTTTTGGCATTTATCATTTGATTTTGAGAAAGCGATGGTTCGTTTAAATTATGTGTTGGTTTGAACGACATTTTTAATAAATAACAATGTTTCATAACTCATTTTTTTATTTTTGAAAAATCATAAATGACATTAATTTTGATTTTTTTTGTAAAAAATTAATAAAAAAATTAAAAACAAAACATGAGTACTACAATTCTTCCCGAACGTTATGAATTTTCTGAATATTTTCAGAAACCATCACGACTCAACAATAATCAACCATCATATATTTTGCATTGTTGTTACTTCACTTTCTTTATTTTAACAATTATTGCAATTAGTTATGGAGGTTATTACTATTTCAAACCCACCTTGCAGAGCAGTTCCGACGGCCCAAGTACAGCACTACTACCCTTCGCTGGGAAGGGGTCAAACAATCATCACTATAAATTGATTTCTAGTGAAAGTAACAGTGACGACAATGATGACAGTGATTACAATGACAGCAGTGATGATAACAATGATGATGACAATGACGCACTTTATCATGCTCTTCAAAAAATAATACAACAAAAGAATGCAACCAAATCAAATGGTTTATTTTTCCCGAAAATTCATGAAAGCTCGAGTCCTTTTGGATCTAAGATTGAAATATCGGATGTTGATGGAGATGTTGATATTGGAAAATAAATTTAAATTTTAAACCCGTTGGGTTAAAAATTCGAATTCGAAATTAGTGAAAAGAAAATTATTATCTCTTTGAGAAATTTTTGAGAAAAAATGATAAAAAGCGGCTTAAGTTTTGCATATAAAATAAGAAAAAATGTTCAGAGCGGTAACTAAATATGCAGGAAAATTCAAAGCATTATTTGAAGTTCTTTTTCAAAATATGACAACAGTGTGTTTTACGATAAACAAAGAAGGAATGTTTTTAGAACATTTAACAACACAAAATCTCGTAATATCAGTATTTTTACCTGCAGACAATTTTGAAGAATACATTTTTGATTACGACGAACCTATTCACATTGGGCTTGGATCACATATTAACAAAGAATTTTTCAAATATGTGAAAAATAAAGATATCGTAACTTTTTCAATAACAAAAGAATTTGTATTTGATTTTGAAAAGAAAAGTGAAATTGACGATTGCGTACAATCATTAGCAGTAAGTATTGAAAATATTCAAAATATAACACCTATAAATCATGGCGAATATCAATCATCGTCAGTTAAAATTTCAAGTATTAATTTTAATCAAATGTGTAGATCTTTTAATTCTCCCATGTTAAATGTCACTCGAACAAATGGACAAATATCATTTTCGTTTGAAACCGGTATTTCAACAAAATCTTTAATTTTTGGAAAGGAAAATTTAACAGACACCCGTTTGTCACATCAAACTTATTATTCCGATCAATTTTCAAGAATTAGCAAAATTAGTTCATTCATATCCGAACCCATTGAAGTTTACGCAGAGGAATTATTACCACTTTATCTCCACTGTACTAGTTTTATTGGATACATGAAAGTATTTATATCACCACGTAATCTTGATCAAGAAAATTAAGTGTTTCAAAATAATGATTCTGATTATATTGGGTCTACAAAGCTGAAGCAGAATTAGAAATGATGATAGAATTTAATCGTCAATTAGGTATTATCAGCTGACAAGACAAGATACCCTGAAATATTTAAAACACTTTGTGATTATAGTATTGCATCGTCTGTGGGAACGAATTATAAAAAAATTTCCATATCTTTTGAATTTTCGTCGAAATATTTACGGAAATTCAAAAAACACAATGAATCAACTAATAAATTTATCAGGCGATTATGTAACTTTTGATGTTGGAAATAAAAAAAGTCAAAAGGTAAAAATTGTAGGAACATTCAAACAACCATATTTTTGTGGTATAATAAACATGTGAAGCCAAAATATAAAAAAGATCTTAAAACCTTGAGTGAAGAGTTGGATAAAAATAATCCAACTTTTTTTGGTTGAACAAGAGTACATTGGAGCTA